AAACTGCAGTCCAGACCTTCAGGCTTTCAATCGCCCCGCATGGGTGAGCAAGCTGATCGAGCAAAGCGCAGACTTTCCAAATAACTCGACCCCCGACGACTGTCCAGATTCTCTGGCGTACGTAGACCAACTGGCTACGACCATTTTCATGGAAGTTGACCACCAAGACATACACGGCTACGACGAGTGGGAACCCCTCGACGAATGGTCGGGAGTTTAGAGGAGACTGAATGTCCATCATAGTTAGTGATACCCCTACCCGAACGCAAGAATCCAAAGAAGACGAGCTAGCCTCGTGGGTCATGGAACGCGTCAACGCATGGCGCACACATAGAGATAACGCATTTAAGGATCGCTGGGGCGAATACTACCGCCTATGGCGCGGACGCTGGTCCGAGAAAGACAAGAACCGTTCGTCTGAGCGCTCGAAACTCATAGCACCTGCCCTTTCCCAGGCCATTGAGATGACAGTCGCTGAGATGGAAGAGGCCACGTTCGGCCGTACACAGTGGTTTGATCTGCGAGACGACATTGAGGCAGGCCCGGAAGAGAAGGCAGCCATGGTCAAGACGCGCGATCGACTGTTGGACGACGCGAACAAGGCGGGTGTCCCAGACGCAATCAGTGCGGCATACCTCAACGGCGCCTTATATGGCTCCGGAATTGCCAAGATCGTCATGGATATCAAGGATGTCCTGTCACCAGGACCGTTACTGCCCGACGGCACGCGCGAGATTATCAGCGTAAAGAAGCGTGTATTTCGGCTAGATCCCCTTCCAGCGGACGAGTTTATACCAGACCCAGCAGGCACCACCATCGAAGATATGCAGGGTTGCGCACACGAACTGGTGAAGTCGCAGTCGTGGGTAGCACGCATGCAGGCCAAGGGAATTTTCCAGTCAGTCGATATCACCGCTGGTGAAGTCAGCGACACGAAGTCGGAACGTGGCGACCTAGAGGGTAGCCTCAAAGATACGGAAGCAGTTCTGATCACGGAGTACCACGGTCTGGTACCAGCACGCCTTCTGCCTACTAAGGTAAAGCGCGACAAGCAACCGATTGATGCGATCATGGACGAACTGGAGCTCAAGTCAGGCGACGAGACAATGGTAGAAGCCATCGTCACGATCGGCGACAAGCGGCACATGTTACGCGCAAGCAAGAACCCTTTCTGGATGCAGGATCGTTCGATCGTATCCTACCAACACGAGAAAGTACCCGGCCGCTTCTGGGGCCGTGGTGTGGCTGAAAAAGGCTTCAACCCACAGAAAGCACTCGACGCCGAACTTCGTTCGCGTATGGACGCCCTCGCACTCATCTCGAATCCGATGATGGCAGCCGATATTACACGTATGCCCCGCGGCTTTGATCTAAAGATCCGACCCGGCAAGCTGTGGCTAACTAACGGCCCACCGCGCGACGTCCTACAACCAGTCGTATTCCAAGGACTCGACCCATCCACGTTTAACCAAACGGGTGAGATGGAGCGAATGGTCCAGATGGGTACAGGCGCCATGGATTCAGCAACGCCTACGAACATTAACGCACGCAACAGTACCGCGACGGGATCATCCCTACAGCAAGCTGGGTTCGTTAAGCGTTCGAAGCGAGCGATGTCAAACGTCTCTCGGAACTTCCTACAACCAATAATTCAAAAGCTGCTGTGGAGATACATGCAGTTTGACAAGCAACGCTACCCCGTCGACGTGGACTTCCGCGTAATGGGCACGCTGGGCATTGTCGCACGCGAGCTTGAACAAGTACAACTGACCCAGATGCTCGGATTAGTCGAGCCAGGTTCTGCCCCCCAGCTGGTACTTATGAAAGCCATCTTCGATAACTCGTCAAGCCCCTACAAGGGCGAACTGAACGCCGCTATCGATCAGATGCTCGCACCACCGTCCGAAGAGGATGTAGCCAAGCAAGAGGCGTTCGAACAGGTTAAGTTCCTGACGCTGAAAGCGGACCTCGAGAAGAAGTCCATGGAGTCACGCAAGCTACAATCTGAGGTCATCCTGAACATTGCCAAGGCCCAATCAGAAGAGGTCAAGACGCAGTTCGACGGAGCCAACTTGGACATTGAAGTACAACGCCTGATTAAGGAGCTCGATGAGCTCGGGGAACTCAGTCGGCAAAATGACGCTGCGCTGCTAAACGCGCAAGCGAATCTGATTAAGGCTCAAGGGGGAAAGAGCAATGGATCCAGTGATAATGGAGAAGGAAGCTAAAGCACTCGAAGAGATGTTTGCTTCTATAGGATGGCAGCTAGTGATGCGGAGATTTAAACCGCGCCTCGACGAAGGCTCCATCGCAGAATACGACCACGTGCAAGAAACCCTAACCTTAGGACGTGTACAAGGTCGCAGAGAGATTCTACGAGAGATCGTAGGTCTAAAGGATATAGTTCATGCCGAGATGGCACAGACTATAGACGATCATGCCGCGCAAGCTGGGTATGACGAAGCCGTTGATACAGACTGGAGAGGCTAATCCATGTTGTTATTCGACTTCGAATGTAAGCATTGTGACCACGTGTTTGAGAATTGGGATACCTCGGATAGGACAGCCTCCTACCCCTGCCCCGAATGCGGAACACCTGGAGCAACGCGAAGAGTCAGCACGCCTCGCTTCGACTACACTGGTATGGTTACCAGCGGGTCGGGATCGACCGATGGATTATCGACATCCATTGATAAATGGGCGAAAGCTCGCAAGGAAAAGATCAAAATCGAGAAGCGAAACATGGAACGTCATGGAACGATTGACTAACATGCTACGCACCTCCCTCGACGGTCTTAGTTATTTGTCCCATAACTCTATACTGAGCGGGAAAACACCCTTAGGAGAAACTTTACATGTCTACAATCATATTTGAAGAAGACACCCAGTCCGACCCATCAACATTTGCCGCGATTCCATCCGATGCCGAGATTTCTCAACCTGCGCCAGCCGCACCGGTTGCACCAGTCGAAGCACCAGTCGCTGCCTCGCCCGAACTGCCCGAGAAGTTCCGAGGTAAGTCAGCTTTTGAGATAGCAGAGTCGTATGCTAGTCTTGAATCAGAGCTTGGCCGTCAGTCACAGGAAATAGGAACCCTGCGTACGCTCACGGACCAATTGTTGGAGGTAAGAAAAACTGGCCCTTCAGAACAGAATGTAGGTCGACAGGAAGAACCTGAACTTACTGTTGACGACGTACTCAACGATCCACGGAATGCAATATCCCGTGTAGCACGAGAAGAGGGCGCACAGACTAGTAGTCGTGTAGCCAACATTGAAGCTACTCTGGAAATGCAAGCCTTTTCTTCACGTCACCCTTCTTTTAAAGAAGATCAGAACGACCCTGAGTTTCACGCTTGGGTGCGCGAGTCTGGCCTTCGACAGCGTGCAGCACAAGACACCTTAGACGGTGATCTGAATGCGGCCGACCAACTGTTTGGAGAATGGGAACAAGTGAAGCAGGCAAAGGCATCTGCTGAGACGATACCAACCGCAGACGAGATTGAGGCAGAAGAATCTGCCAGTGCAATCGCTGCACGAGGTGCCACTTCTGGCGCGACAAAGCCGAAGCCCATCTCGAGAGCTGAATTGGCTGAAATTAAACTAAATGACGAAGCCCGTTATTACAGCCCAAAATTCCAAGACTGGATGATTGGGATGTACCGACAGAAGCTCGTAAAGTAATCACGACCCATATGGGGTCATCGGAGAAATAACTAATGAGTTCTTTTGCAAGTACTGACGCGATCAGTAACACCACTGTCTTAACCGGCGTACACGCTGAAGCAGGAGCATTCGTGCCCGAGCTTTGGTCCGACGAAACGCTAGCTACCTACAAGAGTAATCTTGTTGTTGCTGCTCTCGTTACAAACATGTCACACGTTGGTAAGAAAGGCGACACGGTAAACGTGCCTACTATCTCCAGCCGTCTGGCTCCTACCCTACGTCGACCTAGCTCAGGTAACGAAGGCCTTGTTGCACTTGAGGTAAACCCTAAGTCCGTAGCACCTACGCTGACTCCAGTCCTTATCGACCGTCACTTTGAATACTCTGTATTGATTGAAGACTTTGCTGCTATGCAGGCAAAAGGCGGACTACGTCGATATTACACTGACGACGCTGGTTACTCCCTTTCAACTCGAGTCGACTTCGACTTGCATCTGTTGACTGCCAATACTGGCTACACCTACACTGGTGCTGAAGTTGCAGGTACGTCTATGGACGGAGCTGATTTCAACCAGGCAGCTGTCGTTTCTGGTGCTATTAATGTACTGCGCAACGCAACCGTAATTGGTTCTGACGGCGCAACTGAATGGGATGAGACTGCCGGCAGCAACGCTGGTAATGGTGCTGCACTGGCAGACGCGGGTATTCGTCGAATGATCCGTACCCTGGATGACCAGAACGTTCCTATGAGCGGTCGCGCATTCATTGTACCACCTGTTGAGAAAGAGAGCCTTCTGGGTATCGCACGATTCACTGAGCAAGCCTTCACGGGTGAGACAGGTCGTGGTAACTCTATCCGCAACGGTCTGATTGGCGAACTGTACGACAACGAAGTGTACGTTTCTACCAACTGTCCTACGCTGGAAGGCGACGACACCACTACGTTCTACCGCGCATGTACTTACCTGCACAAAGACGCCTTCGTCTTGATCATGCAGCAAGAGATGCGTTCACAGGCAGATTACCTGCTGCGTTACTTGAGCACCTTGCTCGTTAACGATATCGCGTACGGCGTGAAAGCAATCCGAGGCTCAAGCTTCGTATCTTTCATCGTTCCAGCCTAATCCTACCTTAGGATAAAAAACGACGTGCCCCTGTCGCTAAACTGGGGCCAAAATACTTTAACCCAACTGGAGGTGAAATGGCAGATCGTCGTTCACGTCGTCTCAAGCAGGCGACCGATTTAAATGACATAAGTCAGTTCAGTTCGGTTAACCCCGTGGATGGGGATATTCTCATCTACGCGTCCGGTACAGCTTTGTATGAGAACGGACGAGCACTTACTGGTGACTACGGCATTGCCGGACAGCTAACTGCTGCCGACTTGCTGATCAGTAACGATGCAACCATCACCGATGCTTTGAACGTGGGCGGCAATAGCGGCCTCACGGGAGATCTTTCAGTCATCGGCACGAGTGCGTTCAACGCCGCAGTAACCATTGGTAGCACCCTAGCTGTCACTGGTGCGGTTACGTTGTCTGATGCTCTCAACGTGGCTGGCACCCTTACGGGTTCTGGCCTTTCTTTTTCTGGGGCTGGTAGTTTTGCTAGTCTCTCAGTCTCGGGTGCGCTGACCACTGGCACACTCGCTTTGACGGACCTCAACGTCACTGGCGACCTGACGGGCGTATCCGCTGAGTTTAGTGGTAACGTTTCGGTCATCGGCACCTTATCTGCAGGACAGCTCGGTTCCTCGGGTGGTATCTCTGGAGACTCACTGTCTGTTATTGGAACGGCCGCCGTAGGCGACGCACTGACCGTACAAGGGTCGATTAGCTTTGGTGCGGAAGCTTCCATAGCGCAGGTGTCCGATAACATCACCTTGCTAAATGACGCAGTAAGTGGTACAATAGCTATAACAGGTACGACGGCAGCTGATGCTGACGAAGTGTTCGTCCTGTTCACTCCAGAAGACGTGACAGACATGTCCGGCCAAGTCACAGGCTTGGTTCTTCCCTCCGGCGCAACGGCTGCTCAAGCAGGCACTCCTACCGAAGGTACCATACGGTACAACTCCGATGATACTAATGTTGAGGTTTACCAAGGTGCTGCCTGGGTCGCTATTGGTGGTGGACTCTCAAATGTAGTCGAAGACACAACTCCTCAATTGGGGGGTCAACTAGATATCAACGGCAACGCGATCGGCGACGGAACTCTGGAGCTACTGACTTTCACGGAGACAGTCAGCGCTGTAAATCAGGTAAATGTTGCGAATGCAGCCACTGGTGGGGCGCCAGTGCTTTCAGCCGTAGGCGACGACACGAACATAGGACTTACCCTTACCCCAAAGGGCACGGGGAACATCACGCTCGGTACGATGGTCTTCAACTCCGACCAAACCATAGGTGCAGGACAAGACAACTACGTACTGACGTACGACGACGGCACGGGCCTTATCAGCCTTGAGGCTGCCGCAGGTGGCGGTGGCCTAT